GGATACAAAGCACCAAGAGCAATAGCCTTAGCGCTATCTAAAAATGCCAACATCACGGTGGCGGAGATTGTCGAGCAAACAGCGCTAACTAAATGCACAACCCACACAGTAATAAAGGCAATGCGTGGTCTAAAACTTATTTACGTCAGTGCTTGGGATAAACTGCCGAGCAATGGCAGAGCACCCAGATACAGTATTGGCAATAAGCCTGATACCCCAAGACCACAGACCAAACGTCCCGCTACTCACGCTGAGCAGATTAAACGGGTAGTGACTAAAGCGATGATGGATGCGCTTGAGCATGAGAAGCTGGCAGAGCACTACAGGCTGATAGCAGCACACCTTGTGCCTAAACGCAACGAGGCACAGCAGTACGAAGTAAACCGACAGTACTTGAACCACATAAGCGGAGGTGTGTATGGATGACGATTATTTGGCGGTTTTAGTAGGCCACCCACCAGAATACATTATGGACTACACAATACATAATCTTATGGATGTCGATTCGTGCGTAACTTTTTATCTACCATGTATGTGGTCGGATGGTGACGGTGTCGGGAACCCGTGCCCAGACGACCCGATGACTATATATTGGACGGCAGACCTAACCGGAGGTGACGATAGGATTACATATAAAACTACACTTGCTAGCTTGATATACGAAGTGTTCGACGGACACGAGTTGATATGTGTACCCGGGGGAGTTATAGGGGAAAGCTCCGTACCGGTTTTTGTAAGTATGCGCGATGCTCTACAGAAAGAAATAGACAGGATAAATTTTTGGATTGATAACGCCATACCAGATGGCGCAGATAAATAAATGGAGGCATGTATGGATGACGTAGATATGCTAGGCGGTGAGTTACGCGCACGGGTGGTAAAGAATAGCCACCAACAGCCCAAGACCCTGGGCGACCTGCTCAAGGCTCGCCTTGACGCAAACGACCGACAAGAGGGTGGACAGCACTATAAGCAAATGGGTGTCCAACCGTGGGCCGTGGTCGACACTTGGCCGCTCGAGCAGCAGATCGGCTACTACCGAGGCGGGGCGCTAAAGTACATCATGCGTCTGGGCACGAAAGACCAAGCACTACAAGAGGCCAAGAAAGCCGGTCATTACATCGAGAAGCTCGTTGGGGTATTATCTCAACATGAACACGCTAAATGACAACAACGGACGCTTCCTCTTCGGCACGCACTTAGACGGCGCCATCAGGCTTCTTGAACCAGAAGCCGGCGACCGCCTACAGTTGATTTATCTGACTAAGAAGGACGGATCACAGCTCGCCTTCATCGGACCCGTCTTGCAAGAGGACGAACTCTTGAACGTTGAGGGCATCGAAGAGGGCGAGATCCTAGAAATAAACAGACCGGATCGCGGTCCACGGACCACGGCTCACGGGCATTGAGCCAAGTAGGCATTCAAGCCTACTTTGCCTATCAGAACCTTACCCTATCAGAACCTTACCCCATCAGAACCTTACCCCATCAGAACCTTACCCCAGCAAACCACACGACCAGACGCTGATAAACGCGTCCTAGAGCCCCTACGCGCTTCTCAGGGGCAGCGGCAGTGGTGGGGGCGACAGGCTGAGACAGAGACTGCATCAAAGCAGCACGCACGTATGCCGAGAGCGTCACGCCCGACTCACGGGCCGCGGACCGCGCTTCACGCTTCACGAACAACGGCACACGGACGTGCAACGTCACGAGATCTTGGGTGACAACCTCGTAGGGGTCAGGAGGGGGTCTGAGGGGTGTAGGAGAGGCGAAGGATTTTGGGGCATCCTTCTTAGTGTTTGGGGTGAAAACCTCACCAGTGGGCTGTACGGGCTTTTGGTGGGATTTTGGGGCAGAAGGGACACTTGGCTGCTTGGGTTTGAAAACAGGCTTTGGCATGTCAATCTCCAGTTGTGTCGGTTTACAGGGAAAAGTCAGGGTGGTCAGCATAGCTGTGGGGATCAGGGTCGGGCTCCACCTCGTCAGCAGCATCGTAGTCAAGATAAAAAGCCGTGTCGCCACCTGACACCACCTGGCGGGCAGACAGAAAAACAGTCGGACCCTCATCCGTCACGCAAACGTCAGGCGACAAGACAGCAATCAGTCGCGCAACCTCCGCGTCAGACAGATGGTAAGAAGCGTCTCGGAGCAAGGTTCGAGAGCCAAAGGGAGTGAGTCGCGCTTCACGGCTCACGGGACAGGGTTGTTTAAAGTGTGTCATGATCTTTCTCCAGTATTTTGGTTTGGTACAAAAAGTAAGTGATAAGTACTGTGTAAAACGCTACAGGGCAATAGTAGCACTGTTGCGCAATATAATACAACAGGTTTTTTTCTGCTTTGTAGTGGGTACTTATTACGGCATATTACGTTGAATCGAAAAACAGCATTACGTTGAATCTAGTAAGGGGTGTGTTACATACAAAAAAACAAAACGAAAAAAAACACGTCCGTAACACCCCTATAGTGTAATGCCGTAATGAGCCTTTATCCATGCGGTTCTTCAAGTGGGTACTTATTACGTCAGATTTGGTGTAACGTAATGACGTAATAAAAGTATCTAGTTTACGGGGTACGCGCGCGGCTTTTTTCCTAAGAAATATTTAATATTGTATGTAACACACCCCTTATAAAGTTTGACGTAATGTTTTGCCTTCCCGTTTATTTTTTTTGACGTAATGTGCCGTAAGCACCCTTAGTGTTGCTCTTAGTGGTGTGTTTCGAGGCTTTTAACGGTTTGTCTGGGTTTGACGTGACGCGCGCCATTACGTCTCTGTTTTTTTGCCGTAATGTTTGCCCTAATTTGAGGGGGATTGGGCTTGGATTGGTGGTGTTTTCTTGACTAGTGGTGCTTTTTAGGGTAGTATTTAGGCTTGTAGCGGTGCTTACGCCCGTTACGGGTGTCTATTACGTCAAATCAAGGAGACTGTTATGCCAAGACATTTTGATAAGCCCGTGGAAGGGACGGGGATCGCCAGTCGCGGGCATACGATGCCTGCGGAAAAGAACGGACGCTCACGCTACCCGTTCAAGGCGTTAATTGTGAATGATTACTTCTTAGTCTATAGTGCCGCGCAGGCGACTAAAGTCAGGAATGCACTCAAAAGCTTTAAGCGTAGGTATCCAACGAGGGTCTTTACTGTTCGACCGATGCCCACGAACTATTCTGTCTGGGTTGCTCGGAGGATCGCTTAATGGGTCCGACATCAGGCCGTACTCGGGGACGGCAGCCCAAGGCCTTGAAGAACGATCCGACACTGGAAAGCCCACTGTACTCCCCACGGATGGAAGAGCGGCTAGCCACTGACGTGGGTCCCTTGAAAGACCAGAAGCGAAGCTTGACCAGTCGAGAGTGGACTTTTGTACAAGAACTCGTCGCGGGTTCTGGTCACGTCACACCACGCGAAGCGGCATTACGGGCAGGGTATCAGGAGAACATGGCGGTGCGTGTGGCCAATACACTGACGAACCCTGTCAAAAATCCCCACGTAGTGGCCGCTATCAAGGAATTCAGGCGGGAAGTGGCAGAAAAGTACGGCACGACCTATGAGCGGCACATGCGCGACCTGATGGATATCAGAGATAAGGCATTGGAAGCGGGAAATTATGGTGCTGCTGTGACCGCGGAGTACCGCAGAGGGCAAGCTTTGGGCAGCATCTATATTGACCGCAAAGAGATCAGGCATGGCACGATTGACAGCATGAGCAAAGAAGAAGTTATGCGCAAGCTTGAAGAGATCAAAAAGATATATGGCGGCGCCCAAGGTACTATTGAAGATATTGATGTAAGGACAATTGAAAATGACACCGGAAGCGAAGCTTTACCAGAGGATCAAGCGGAATTTAACTCAGGCGATATTGACGCGGATCGAGTCGCGGGTGAATTTGGGGACGCCGGATCTTTTGGTAGCTTTAAATTTGAAGTTCCTAATGGTCGAATTGAAAGTGGTGACGAAGGGCTTGAAGGTGAATCTGTCCCCACACCAGATTAGTTACCACGTTAAACACGCGACCGCAGGCTGTCCTACGTTCATCTTGGTGGAGTACCACCCAAGTATTACGGCCAAGCAACCGGCCACGCTGCGCCTGTACAGTAACCACCAGACGCTTGATCTGGTCGAGCACGGAGTAAAGCTCGAGCCTGTCGCGTCTTACACATTGACCGCGATTGACTGGTCGGACCTTGCCTATCAACTAACCAAAAAAAGCGGCCATTATTGGCCGCTGTAGGGGTTTATCGGTTAGCGTTTGCGTTTGTTCTTGTCTTTGAACACGGCACCCATTGCCGCTTGAGCAAGTATGAATAGCACTAGGCGCTTGATTGTCTGTAACATTGATTTATCAGGCATCTTGCGCCCCCTCGAACCATTCGCGTGGCAAGTCGACTTCGTCACCGTCTACGTAAGCAGGGTCAAAAATAACCAGGGTTGCCGGTTTGCCCGCATGGAAAGCATGAGTCGCAATGTTTTCGGCTTCCTGTTTATAGCAGTCCACATCAAAATGGGTATGCGGTTCATCACTTGGGCCCATTCCCAAAATGATTTTGGTAAACCGCTCAAGCCCTTCGGCTGTCAGTCTTAAATAGTGCATGATTTCACCTTTAAATAAACAACGCTAGTAAAAACGCAGTCACGCCAAGCGCGACCGCGACCGTGTCCCAAATAACACGCTTAAGCATATAAAAGCCCTTGCGGGACCTTGATTATGCTTAGACTGTCCCTCAATACCGTGTCAAATCGAAACGCCTTGACGTCTATATTGTCCACGTCTACCCAATCATGCAACGCGTACTCTTGTGCATGAATTTTTAACCCTTCCTTTAGGAGCGCCATAGCATCTGCTCGCGTGTCTGCTATCGCTTGAAAAGTCCCGAATCGGTGTGTGTAGTATTCTGCTAAGTAATACATTATTCGCTCTCCAGTGCTTTGATTAATAAACGCTCGATCTTATTAGCGTCAAAATGATCTGCGTCTGGGTCCTGTAAAAGGTCCAAGGCAGCTTGGCACGCATGCCTGAGCATGCCGGCATAGACCGCTAAAATCAAAAGCTCTTCGCTCTGGTCGTTCGTTTTTGCGGTTGTCATGGCTTAGTCCTCCCCTAAAAAAACGTCCTCGATCTCATGCTCGAAGTCTACTTTGTGTGTGTCATAACCTAGTCGCTCGACAGCATCGACCACATCATCGTCTAAATAATCTTCATTGTGCGCGCTAAGTGTCACGTAGTGCGTGCGTGTTACTGTAATTTTTACGCGGTAATCTAACATTTCTTTTCTCCTTGTTATGCTGCCTTGATTATTCTAATCACTTTCGCCATTGATCTACCATGAGCGGGATAGGCGATTACTTTGGTTTTTTTGTCATAGCATGCGCGACACCCCGAACACTTGCCATCGTTTGCATAAGCTTCGCATAACGTCATACCACGTTTAACGTCTTCGGCCACTGGCACGATCACCGAACCATGCAACCCTTTTGTATATTGTCCTGTCACACTATCGGAAGAAAACCGCAAAGCCACGTTTTTCAAGGCTTGCATGGCTGTAAAAACTTGGCGAAACTTCGGGAATTTATGCATACGTGTAGGCAACCAATGCTTTATCCAAGGCGTACGTACCATAACTTCAAGTATTTTTTCTGCCAATGCTAAAGTGTAAACGTCACCGGAATCGAACCAGCGAAAATAGCGATCAGAATCCAACGCTTGCACCATGTCATCAGTCCAATCGATTCGCTGCCAGTCTAGTTTATTGTGATCACGTGGTGCCTTCACGTTTTTAAAACGATAGTTGCCCGTGGTCGCATAACAACCCTTACATGCATCAACAAGTACACCAGGGCTGGCAATGCTGCCAGGGCAAGTGTCTAATGCATTGAGTGACCATGAACGTATCCCGTCCAATTTTGATGTAACAGATAATTTAATCATTTTTTCTCACTTTATGTTTACTCGCGTCATGATTGACGCGAGTCGTAGAATGTCTACGCGGATAGCGACTGAAGGCGATAATTCGTACGCATTTTTTCACATGCGATAGTGTCTTGAGCAGCTGTCAATCTCAGTGTTTTTTTGCCCCCCTGCTTATATATAATTGTAGAAACCGCATCGGTTAAAAACCAGCCAGTATTTTTGCGCGTCAAAGTGACACATGTAGCGTCACGTGAATATGTGTACGAATTCGGCACGGTCGCGCCACTAGTCGCATCAAATATCGCGCCAGGAAAATGCTTTTTTGAGCCGAGTAGGTTGATCAATCGGCTTTCGGCGTCTTGGACGAGCGCTTCGATTTGATCAAAGCTTGTATACGTATGCGCTGTAGATTTCAAATTGACTTCGCGCAAAGCTTCTTCAATCTTTTTTGAATTAGATTGTGTGATTTTGATCTCTTTCATTTTAGTTTCTCTCTGTATATTTACCCGCTACCTGGTAGCGGGGGGGGGGGGGGGGGGGTTGGTGTGTTGTATTATTGTTTTTTTTTTTTTTTGTTTTTTTTGTTTTTTTTTTTTTTTTTTTTTTTTTGGTTGTGGTTGGTTGGTGGGGGCGGGGGGGGGGGGGGGGGGGGGGGGGGGGGGGGGGGGTTTAGATGCGTGTAATCATGCTAATTCGACTCTTACAGAGTCATATTTATTGCAGACAAAAAGCCGGCTTTGCTCTATGTCTTTGTCTCTGCGATAAAACACTGCAACAACGTAACCCGTGCGTAAAAAGATATGCTTGTATTTCATTTTATTTCTCTCTATATATAGTGAATCAAGTAAGTACAACTACATAGTAACACAAAAAACACCGCTAGCATCCAACTAATCATTATATTTTTCTATTGCTGCGAGAAGTATCATAGTTGTTACAATTACTTTACATAACGTAACCAGTTGCCGCGTTATGTAAAGTACTGAACATGATCACTATCATGTTGATGCATTCATATAAACCAGGCCCGCGGTCCGTTGCCCTGGCTGCGTGCCTCTTTTCCCGTGGTGCGTGATTCGTGGGCCGTGATCCGTGGTCAGTGTTTCACGTGAAACAATCGTGATCCGTGGGCCGTGATCCGTGGGCAATGTTCCACGTGAAACAATCGTGAGCTGTGAGCCGTGAGCTGTGAGCCGTGAGCCGTGGCCAGTGTTCCACGTGAAACAATTCGCGAACCGTGGGCCGTGGCCAGTGTTTCACGTGAAACAATTCGCGATCCGTGGGCCGTGTTTCACGTGAAACAATTCGCGATCCGTGGGCAATGTTCCACGATCCGCGATCCATAGACCAAGCCTATCGCGAGCCAGGCATCGATAGCGGATAGCGTTACCCTATCGCGAGCCAGGCATCGATAGTCAGGGACAATGAACCACGAACCAAGCACCACGGACCGCGGACCACGTTCCACGTGAAACGTGAAACAATCAAGAACCGCGGTCCGAGAACCGCGGCCCGCGGGCAATGGGTACCCGTCAGGGTACCTATGGGCTTTAACTATCGATAACGGATTATCAATAGTCTATCCCTAAAATGGCCCCCCTTGCGCGCGTGCCGGGGTTTATGCCCGATTTCACACAGTATGTGAGAAGCTAGAAGTAAATGAAGGTCGGGCTTGCCGAAACACACCCCTTTGTTGTATAAAGCAATATCCCCAGGAAAATTTATAAATCTCAAACCAAATAGGCACTCCTAGCATGGTCCGTGAGCCGGAAGACGTTGAAAGTGAGCGGTTAAAGCTTGAGCTGCGGCTCTCGCAACTTCAGGCGCAGGACGCGGCCCGTGGTTCGTTCTTAAGCTACGTGAAGTACATGTGGCCGGAGGCGATCCTTGGTGCGCACCACAAGAAGATGGCTGACGCGTTTGATCGTATTGCCAACGGCACCCTGAAGCGTTTGATTGTTAACATGCCTCCTCGGCATACAAAGTCGGAGTTTGCGTCCTTTTTGCTGCCATCGTTTCTCATGGGCCGTGATCCGCGGCTCCAGGTCATTGAAGCGACACACACGGCTGAGTTAGCGGTGAAGTTTGGACGCAAGGTACGTGACCTGATGGACACGGAGAAGTACGAGGAGTTGTTTCCTGCTGTCAAACTAAAGGCTGATTCCAAAGCTGCTGGTCGGTGGGACACGAGCAAGGGTGGGAGTTACTTTGCTGTCGGTGTGGGAGGTGGAATGACTGGTCGTGGTGCGGACTTGTTGATCATTGACGACCCTCACAACGAAATTGATGCGATGAGCGATCTTGCTTTAGAGAACGCGTGGGACTGGTATCAAAGTGGACCTCGGACTCGTTTGCAGCCAGGCGGATCTATAATTTTGGTAATGACACGATGGGGAACACGAGACCTGACGGCACGCCTGATCAAGGCGCAGACGAGCCACAATGCGGACAAGTGGGAGGTCATTGAGTTTCCTGCCATCATGCCGTCAGGCAAGCCCTTGTGGCCGGAGTACTGGAAGCTTGAGGAATTAGAAGCGGTCCGCGCATCGT